GTTCCGAGCCGTCTACGCGACCACGACGCGGATCGAGGCCAAGGCTCGCGCCTGGCGCAACGATACCGCGAGCGGGTTCGTGGACGTGATCGAGCGCTACGGCGAGCGGCTCAAGGGCTCTGGCGTTCCGCGCTACGACCTCGGATCGGTGATCGTCGAGGTCCGGGAGGGTGACCTGGCCCTGGTGTTCTCGAACGGCTCGCTGATCGAGCTGTTCGGCGCCGACGACGAGGGCGCGATCATGAAGCTCCGCGGCCTCGCGAAGCACGTTTACTGGATCGACGAGGCGCAAGACTTCTCGTGGCTGGAGCGCTTCTACAAGGCCGTCGTGGTGGCCGGGATGAACGACTTCGGCGGCGAGTGCTGGCTCACCGGCACGCCCGGCCGCGACCTGGTGGGCATGTTCTACACGGTCACCCGCGACGACGCCGGGGAGCGCCTGACCGGGTGGGAGGTCCACGAGATCACCGTGATCGATAACCCCTTCTTTGGCCGCGTCGTGTGGGAAGGCGGCGACTGGTTCGTCGAGGACAACCTCTTCGACCAGGTCGGCGCCGAGCGTTCCACGCACCGCTGGACCGGCGAGATCGCGCCGGGCGCGCACCGATGGGGGTCGTTCGACGACGAGGACGACGCCACCGCCGCGGCGCTCAAGGTCCGGTGGGAGCGCGGCGCGGGCGCGACGATCCGCGACAACGCGTGGGCCGACGATGACCCGGACCTCCTGCGCGAGCTCAAGGGGCGCTGGGTCAAGGAGGGGGCGCGCTACGTGTACGCCTTCCACTCCAAGCCCGAGCACGAGCTCGTCTACGCCGAGCAGCGGTTCGCGGAGGACGGATTCCCCGACCTACGCGCGGCGATGCTGGACTTGCCCGGCGTCGCGCTCGAGCAGCGCCCGTACTTCCTGGCGCTCGGCGCTGACCTCGGGACGCGCGCGGCGTTCGCGTTCTGCGTCTGGGCCTGGTCCCTCCGCGATCCCAAGCTGTACGAGCTCGCCAGCTGGAAGAAGACCGGGCTCGACTACGACGAGATGGCTGCCTACCTGGTGGCGGTCCGGGCACAGGTCGGAATCTCGCTCTGGACCGCGGACGCCGGCGGCGGCGGCAAGCCGGCGGTGATGGGCTGGTCCAAGCGGTGGGTGGACCGCTACCAGATCCCGATCATCGAGGCGACCAAGCACAACAAGGCGATCGCGCAGAAGCAGTACAACAACGACATTCGCCAAGGGTTAATGCTGTTTAGGAAGGACTCACCACTGATCGTGGAGGGCCGCGCGCACCGCTGGAAACCGCTGCGAACCGAGGACGGCAAGGAGGTGGAGGACTCGACCCCGCACGACGCGCTGGACGCGAGCCTGTACGGGCACCGCGAGAGCTACCACCACCGCTACCGCCCGGAGGAACCGAAGGTCATTCCAGGAAGCCCGGAATCTGTTATACGTGAGGAGCGCGAACTTGAGGCCTCAAACTGTGAGCAAGAAGACATCCACGACCCGTACGCCGTCTATCGAGCTGGCCGGTGACGCCGCCCAGCTCGTGGCGGCGGTCGAGCGGCTGCACGCCGGCGGCTTCGACGTCGCCGAGCTGACCGTCGGCAAGGCGACGATCCGGCTCAACCGCGCGCGCGGCGACGATCGCGACCGCGACGAACAGCCGGCGGCGCCGACCGGAATCTACGCCCAGCACGGCGGCGAGTTCCTGGCCCGCGTTGCCGCCGAGGTGCTGCCCGGCGTCGAGTTCCAGCCCGCGATCGGGCGGGTCGGGTGAGCGGCATGCTGGCGACCATCGACGACGAGACCGAGCGCAAGATCGTGGCGGACCGCCTCAAGCACGGCATGGCGTACATGCGCGTGCTGCAGGACGGTCGAATCGAGCACGTGCCGCTCGATGACGCGCCGCCGACCTTCGCGGCGACCGCGCTGCCATGGCTGCGGAGGGTTGGATGACCGCGATCAGCACGACCCGCGCCGTCGAGCGCTGCGAGCGCCTGGAGTACGGGCTCGGCCCGCCGCCCGCATGGTGGCGGGTGTTCGCGCTGCGCCGCTGGCTGCGCGCCTACCGCGCGATCATGGCGCTCGACATCAGCGTCGGCGCCCAGCTGTTGCGCGAGGTCTACCCGGACACGGACGTCGCCGTGCTGGCCGTGCGCCATGACGCCGAGCGCGCTCGCCTGCTGCGCGTGGTGCCGAGGACCGAGCGGTGATCGCCGACCTGATCCGCGCGTTCGTCGAGGCGGTCGCGGTGCGCCAGCTGGTCGGTGCATGGCCGCTGCCGCCGGACTGGACCGGCCGGTTCCGCGAGACGTACGGCGGGGACCTGGTGCTCGAATGGAGCGAACCATGACCCGTATCGTCATCCTCGGCGGCCCCAGGACCGGCAAGACGACGCTGTCCGGCGTGCTGATCGGGCCGGAGCCGGAGTTCGCGGTGTTCGGCATCCCCGTGCGCCACAGCGACGACCTCATCGCCGAACTCGCGCACCTCGGCAAGGACGCCTGGTCCGAGGGCTCGCGCCGGGTCACCGAGTGGCTCGATGAGCCCGGCCCCTGGATCATCGAGGGCGTGGCGCTCGCCCGCGCGCTGCGGAAGTGGCGCGAGGCGCACCCCGGTGAGCCCCCGCCGGTCGACAGGGTCATCCGCCTGACCACGCCGCACGTCGAGCTCTCGAAGGGGCAGGCGGCGATGGCCAAGGGCGAAGACCACGTCTGGCGCGAGGACGTCGAGCCCTGGCTTCGGCAGCACGGCGTGAGCATCGATCGCGCACCCTCCACCCCCGCGCACCAGCACCCGCGCACCATCGACGCGCCGTAAGCGCAAGGACGTTGCCGACCAGCGTCCGGGTCGGCAGTACGACGACGGCCCCAAGGACGCGGCCGGCAGCGGGCGCGGCTGGTGGCGGCTGTCCGGCGAGGACGCGCTGTCCTGCCTCTGGCAGTGGTCCGACGTGCGCCGCGCTTACCTGCGCGGCTACCACGCGATGGACCTGATCCACGAGGCGATCTACGAGGGCCGCCCGGTCGGGCGACGGCTCGGGACCGCCGCGATGGACTTCCTCCGCGCGCAGAGCAAGGCGAGCAGCTATCTCAACCTGCTCCAGTCGATGGTCGACACGGTGACCTCGCGCATCGGCAAGCACCGCTCGATGCCGATCATCAGCGCCGACGACGCCGAGTACAGCGAGAAGCTCTACGCCCGGCGCGCCTCGCGGGTCATCCGCCGCAAGATGGGCTCGCCGAACATCGAGCGCACGATGCCGCTCCTCTTGCGGGACGCGGTGATCCGCGGCGACGGGTTCTCCGAGACCGTCCGCATCGGCGGCGACGTCATCCCGGAGCGGTTCCCGCGCTCGGAGCTCGTGTTCGACGACGGCGAGCAGCGACACAACGGCTGGCCCTGGACCCTGGCCCGCGTCCAGCTGGTGGACCGCGACGTCCTCGCCGCGAAGTTCCCCAAGGACCGCGATCGGATCATGGCGTGCGCGCCGGCGACGCGCGACATCTGGGCGCCGTACGACTACGACGCCCCGCTCGACAAGGATCAGATCGAGCTGATCAAGGGATGGCGCCTGCCGAGCTTCCCCGGCGCCGACGATGGCAAGCACCTCCTCGGAATCCGCGACCAGGGCGCGCCGCTCAAGGACTGCGCCTGGACCAGGCCGCGCTTCCCGCTCTCGCGCACCACGTGGACGCCAGCGCTCCGCGGGTTCCTCGGGATCGGCCTGGTCCAGCAGCTCGCCGGCTCGCAGAACAAGGTCAACGAGATCTGGCAGGACATCCAGTTGGCGATCTACTGGGGGTCCGGGCTCAAGATCTTCGTGCCGCGCGGCGCCCAGCTCAACAAGAACCACCTCCGCGCGCGGGACCCGGTGGCCATCGAGTACGACGGCCAGAAGCCCGATTTCATCGCGCCGAACCCCGCGAGCGCGCAGGCGTTCGAGGTCCTGAAGTGGACCGCGCAGCAGATGTACGAGGTCGCCGGCGTGTCGCAGCTGGCCGCGGCGAGCAAGAGCAGCCTGGGCCCCAACGCGTCGGGCAAGGCGCTCGACACGATGGACGACATCCAGAGCGACCGCTTCAGCCAGCTGGACCTGCAGTACAGCATGGGCCGCGTCGACAGCGGCATGGGGATGATCGACGAGGCGCGCGAGCTCGCGGCTGAGGTCAAGGCGGGGAAGGACGACGCGAAGCTCGCGCCGTGGATCCGCGAGATCGACTGGCGGAAGTTCGATTTCGACGGCGGCGGGTTCCACCTCAACGTCGAGCCAATCAACTTCCTGCCCGAGGCGCGCGCCG